ATCGTGATATGTATACTCTTTGTTAATGGCACGAACAGCATTTATATGTCGTTCTTGAATGAGAGGTAAACATGGTAATTCTGCCATAAATGATCTCCTTGAGTATTATTAGTTGTTATCGTCAAGCAAGTGTTTCCATCTAAATTTCTTGTCACCGGCTATTATTTTGCCATCATCTTCAGCTTGAAATCGTTTATCATAATCGTGTACGGTATGACCATCAGATTTGAATGTGGTAGGACTGTCAAGATCCCACTTCAAGAGTATCTGCCAGAGTTCCGGATAATTCTTGCGGAGCAGTCGAAGCTGATCTACGCCTTGATTATGACAAAACCAACATCCGCCTCTTGTTGCGGTTGTGTAAATGGGTGAAAGAAGGTCGTTTTCTTCGCACCACTGTCTGCAAAATGCTTCATCCCATCCGATATCAACAAGTGGAAGAATTTTTCCGGGGATACTATGTCGTTTGATACGTTCAGGTTCGTCGGCTGCAATGCCAAGATACTGTACAATATTTATTTTTGCCCCTTGTACAATGGGGCTATTGGAAAACTCGCTGTTTGAGATGTGTACACCAATTCCCTCTCCCGACTGAGATTGGAAACCCGTAGACATCTTGCTTTGAGGTCGCTGTTGCACCAATTTCCCCTGATGATTGGGAATCCGAGGATCGAATTGGAGTGCTGGTCGTTTGAGTCCCGAATTGCACCACGGGACTCCTTGAACTGGGAATCCATTCGGAGCGTTCTCGCTGAATCGCCCCCCCCCGCAATGGCTTTGCTCTTTCGTCTCTTGGGAATATGATAGAATATCTTTTCGTAAGTCAGCTTCTCGTAATAATTCTGACATTGCCCAGAGCTTGAGCTTTTTGCACCATGCTCCTTTGGTGAGAGGGAAGCCTTTGAGAGTTCCAATGAATCGTCCTCGTTCAAGTGGTTTATAGAAGAGTGATTCGTAGGATATCTTTGACTGCCCCCCCCCTCATGGCGCAAATATGTTCCACTTGAATTCCATAGCGTTCAAGTATGATCTTATCTGCTTTCTCCTTAAACTCTACCATGGGCGGCAAGTCTGCTGAAATTGTATCGGTTGCCCACACCTCAGCATGAACAATTCTGTCGAGAGGGTATCCAAGAAGTCGGATCGCTTCAAGACAGGCGAGACTATCCTTACCATACGAGAGTGAAAGAATATATTCGGTGTTGGGTTGTCTTTCCATTTTGTTTCTTCCTTTGGTATAAGTGTGGAAGACTGTCTCCCGCGTATAGTCAGTATGAGATCTGGTTAATGTATTCTTTTACCTTTTCTACGTTCCAAAGAACACGTCTACCGATCTGTACACGAGCTTCCGCAGATTCCCCAATATGTATTGCGCTATCTCTGCCGCAACTAAGTAAGAATTGTAGTTCTTCTGTTGTAACCGCAATCTTGAATGGAATCTGAATATCGCTTGATTTTTTTGTTGTTTTCATACGGAAAACAGCCTCCTAAAATTTTTATGTACGATCCTCTGGACAGTTACCGTCAAATACCTGCAACGGAATCGGAGAGATTATCATAGGTGTAAGGACACACCTTCTGACTTCGTGCCACTTATCAATCCATGTTAAATCTTCCTGAACAGCAATGAAATGCGCTTTACGTCCTTTTACATTTTCGTGTAACCCTCTTACGCACAGGATCGTCATATAATCATTAGCATAAATTTTCTCATGTCGCAAATTTTTTAGCGGTTTTTCTGGTATGTCATAAAAGCGTTTAAGATATCTTTCAAGAGCGATTTCATCTTTGTAAAGTATCAAGATTTTGAACACGTAATACCTCCTATGTGAATGAGTTGATTAGCTAAGTCCTATAAATTATTTACTGGATTCCAGTGAAAAATCCAAGAGAAATAGCATTTTATAGCGTTAGGTAAACAAGAATACCTATAAGAATAACATCCGTGAAATTAGTGGAAATTCACTGTAAATCAAACAGATTCATCTTCCTTAGCTTTTGGCTCGTAGAAACACTCGCTGCTGCCATCCTGCTGGATTACCAACGCACACAGATTTCCGTCATAAACACAAGCTGAGTCAATGCAGATATCACCTGTATTAACAACGTATGCACGTTTGTTTCTGCTGGGCGTATGTCCGAAAACAACTTGTTTTTCTCTGGGTTCTGTTTCAGTTGTTATCCAATTTCTTCCCCAGATAAGATCGTGATCTGTATTGTCTTTCAGCATTGGGTGGGTAAGACCGGCATGACAGAAAATAATTTGCGGTGTCTCATATACAAGCGGAAGGGATTTGAACCATGCGACAGCACTTGACATACTTGCGTCATTCTTTTCAAAACTGTATGATGTAGCCATCCCGCCATTGTAATACCACAAATTGTGATTTCCGCTTTCGTGTGCATCAATCGCCATTTGTTCGTGATTCCCACGCAGACAAATCACTTTATTTTCACCAGCCTGAGTGCGGAGTTTACGTAAAGTTGAAACCACTTCATAACTGTGAAAACCACGATCAATATAGTCTCCGACAAATACCAGTGTATCTGTTGCACTGGTATACGATATCCTGTTCATAAGATTCAACAGTGTGTGATAGCAGCCGTGGATATCGCCTATTGCAATTACTCTTTCCATATTATGTAATTACCTCCTTTACCGTATTATCTGTGTTGAACACTATACGATCTGTATAGAAGAACTCGGTGTGGCTGCCTACATCAAACTTTGTCATTGGCTTATTATCCTGTTCTGTATTCCAGATGCGAATATAATATATCTTGAAGTTGCGTTCATTACAGAATCGATGAATATGCCGAATTGCTTCGGCTCTCGCTTTGGATGCTGTAAGATCATCGCTGATTTGCGCTATTTCACGCATAACGCCTTGACTATTTTTGAAATAAAGATTCATGTGATATTACCACCGTGTTCCGGGAGTTTATATATTGTTACGTCCATGTGTCGGAAAGCCATTTCGATCATCTTATATACAAGATCCCAATTCCCATTTGCAAGCCCACATCCGAAATTATAGGGAAAAGCTAACGACTGACCCGGATGTTCATTACGAATTGTACTGAATGCTCTTGCGAGAGCTGGGTAATCCGTATATCGTTTGTTTTTGTTTCGTCCGTATTCGAGCTGACCGAATATGTTTGCTACACATTGATCTGGCTTGATTCTTACGATTTGCACTTTGCCAAGAAGTTTGTCCGGAGAATCAAACTGGTTGCAGAACTTGTGGTATGAGCTTTTTACGATAGGGTATCTTGTGTAGATAGCCTTAGCGACTCCGGATCCCATTGCGTTTTGACAATTTACCTGTTGGCAGATAATATCTTCTGTCGCGTGAAGAATATTGTCATTGATAATTTTAATCATATTGAACACCCTTTCGTTCTTCTGGAGGAATCAAAACGACTGTGCCGTAATCAGCATGAAAACACGAAATCCGATGCTTTTGGTTCCACTGTTTTGCAAAATTCTCAAATTCCGTATACGCTTCTTTATCAAATGAGACATCTTCGCAATCAAGTTCTTCCTCAATATGAGCCAGAATTTCACTTGGATCAAGTTCCCCGTATTCAATTTGCGTACCATACACATATTCGGGAATCGGAAAATCGTTATATTCGTAATGTTCAACCAAATCGTCGATACCGTAGAAAAAGCGATCTCCATCATATAACATATGATCCGGGAATTTTTCCTCGTATTCTTTCAGTGTAAGTTTCTGCGCTTTTTCGTACTGCTCTTTATCTCTGCACGAATCACACTTCAAGATGTACTTTGGGGTTTCACATCCGCATACACTGCAATGATATGGAGCGCAGCATTTGTCGGCGGCTTTTTCGTTCAGATATTTCTTACCGCATTTTTCACAGGTGAAAATATCGACTCTTTCTTTTATAGCCATATTTATTTCTCCTTGTCTGGGCGAAAGATTACTACCATACTTGGGAACGGAGCAGAATTCTTTCCATCTCCGAACTTTAATCTTCCACGAATAAATCTAATTTCCACATTTGGTTTTTGATAGATATAGTCATGAAAATAACTTGTGTCTGTTCGTGCCGGGATCAGCATCACAACAGTTGTATTGGGTTTCTTGGATTCGTCCGAACACTTTTTCACCCAATCTTTTATCGCTTTACCGTATGGTGGATTACAGAATACGGTCTGCCCCCCCCCAGCACTGTGCAAGTCCATTATCATGTTCCGTGTAATATGTATCACACTTATGATTCTGGTCATCAGCGCAAGGATCAAGAGTGAAGTGAAATTCGTTATCCAGTGCATCAAAGAAATTCTGGGGTGTTGCCCAGTTCATTGATTTTGAGGAAAACATTATATCTAAGCTCATTTTTGCTCCTTATATGATTCGCGCCATGCGGCGCAATATGGTTCGATATGTCGTGGAAATTCTAATACTCGCTCACTGTCACGATAACCACACGTCACTTTTACAGTTTTTTTATCTTCTGCAATATGTACTTTATGCAAGCAATTATAACAAGACTGAGATTTGCTGATACCACACATTCTGCGGTATTTACTCTTATGAGCCATTTTAGAAAGCCCCCCCCTCTATGTTATTTGATATCGTTTAATCCTTACAGCCAGTCCTTTACTTTGGGCTGTTTCGATCATATGTTTCGTTCCAACAGATTTTCCATCCCAAAATGCTACAAGAGCATCTGCATTTTCTGCCATTTTTACATTTCTGATGAATCCGGCTGCTTTACCGTCGATATCCCAGTCAGCAGGGAAGTAGCGGATCTTGTAACCATGTTCTTTTGCATACTGTTCTCCAAGACGGTCTGCTCCACGTGCCATACCGCAAATAACGACGATTTCATCATTTATGTTTTTCAGGAGATGGTCAAGACTGGCGGCAAGACCATTGTAATTGGTAAAGTCTCTACCTCCGGCTACGATTACGCGAAACATATTTCCTCCAATCTTTGTGTGGCGACATCTGCCCATGACATTCCGAAATATTTGCTTTTCTTGTTGTCGCAATATCCGTTATCCATACCGATATACTGCCTGTTTTCTATCTTTGCAGCAATCAGCGTAGAACCACTTCCGCAGCAGTTATCCAGAACAACAGCTCCGGGATCTGTGTATGTTCGGATTATGTATCTACATAACTCAATTGGCTTTTCGGTTGAACTGATTGCTACTGAAGGATGCGGTTTTTGGAAAGTCCAAATAGAAGCTGGATATTTCATTTCGCTTTGGTTATCCATAACTGTATAGGATCCGTAAATACGATTGTTAAGGATATCTTCTGCATTTTCACCTTTGGCTTTCCCTTTACTATGGCTTGGTAAACCCTTTACCATTTCAGGATGATATACCGGCTGCTTCTTATAGAAGACCATAATATCCTCATGTTCCCGCATCGGCATACGGTTTGCATTTAAGAATCCGCTTTTCAGCACCTTATTCCAGATGATGTTGTAACGATGGAGTTTTTCATTTGAGAGCATCATTCTGGCAGTGAATTTATCCTGACCGAACAGAATAATCGCACCATTCGGTTTTATGATCCGTTCGTACTGTTCCCACAGCTTGTCCGGTGGAATTACCACATCCCATTTTGCTTTGAGTACCCCGTAGGGGAGGTCACAGAGAATTAGGTCGATAGATTCATCTGCAATCTCCCGCATACCGAGTAAACAATCAATGTTATAGACCTGATTTAATGATATCATTTATTTCATTTAATACCGATTGCATATCATGTATCAATGATTGTGCATGGTTTAATTCCTCGTAAATTTCTTTTTCAAGATCTTCCTGACTACGGATCTTACGGAAAAGATCTGTGTCAATAAATGCTGTATGTAAAATCACACTGCCAGCAGCAAGTCCAGTACGTGAACCGAAATATACATTTCCATCTGGAGTCCAACACAGTTTCAAACATCCATTTGACAGTGAGCCATTTTGGTGGTCATCTGTGTCATGAACAAAAATTGCACCTGCTGGAACTATACCTTCAAGATCCTTCTGTAATTCATAATAGTCATAGCGAGCATCCGAAAATGCTCTAATTCCGTCAGACATTCTGCACCTCCGAAGGTAAGGTGTCCTGCCCCATTTCAATAACGCCCGGAACACTGGTAGATCCGAAACCACCGTTACGAATACCATCTGCGTCATCGTCATATGTAATACCAAAGGGAATGAAGATGCCCTGAACAAAACCGTCACCTGCCTTGATTGTTACGATCTTATCAGAGTTGGTATCGTTGGTTGCTTTCACGAAAATATGTCCTTCATTATCGGAACCGTAGTAATCGCTGTCGATCACTCCCATTGTGTTGTCGAGCTGGAGTCTGTACTTGAATCCAAGACCGCTGCGTGGGAGACAACCGAGCCACCATCCGTTTACGATCTTTACACGAATACCGGTAGGGATTTTGATAGAACAGCCGGGACGAAGTACAAAGGGGATTGGGGATTTGAAATCATAACCCGCTGAACCGGATGTGGCTCTTTTGGGAAGCTGGATATTGTCATAAATTTCACGTACAATACTTTCCGAAAGATCTTTGTATCCGTAAAAATCTTTCATCGCTTCATAAAACTGTTCAAAGCTTACCTTTGAGAATTCTGCAACTCTGTTCATGAATTTTCTCCTTCATAAAGAATGATTTTGTTATCAGTTATTGATTTTTGAACATCAATAATCCGTTGATTTTGACTGCCCTTATAAGCGAGTGTTATGTCGCGCTGTTCCAGCACAAACTCACCATCTACAAGCACATCACATTGTTTCAACAGTTCAGCCATTTCCTCATTTTGTTTGATTTCTTCATATAGAAATCCTGAGTATATCCAGACAGTAACGCCGACAACCTCAGAACGAAGTTTTTGCACAAACGGGATAAGTTCTTCAGCACTGTACATCGGATCGCCGCCGCTCAATGTCAAACCGGATATAAATGGTGTGTTTTTGATATAGGCAACAATCTTATCCTGTAAGTCCGAAGTGAATGGTTGCCCTGCTGTGAATGAGTGGGAGGCTGGGTTGTGGCAGCCTTTGCAGTTGTGGAGACAACCGCTTATGAAAACGACAACCCGCACTCCTTCACCATCTGCGATGGACTCAAAGTTGATGCCGGATACATTCAAGACTTAATCTCTCCGGTATCGCTTAAAAGATTTGTGTAGTTGCTATGCTTGACACGATCCAAACACTCTTTGATTTTTCCAGCATTGAAATTACGATAGTCAGTGGTAAGGTATCCAGTTACACGACGGAGACGCTGGATTTCCGTATTGCCGCACTTTGGACAGTTATAATTGATCTCACCCTGATATCCGCATTTCAGGCAGGAATCAATCGGGAAGTTGAATGCAAGATATGGGATGTCCAATGACATGGCGTAGTCGATAATATCTTCGATTGCCTTTTCATTGTTCATCACAGAGCTTTCCAGTTCAATGTATGTAATGCAGCCACCGGTAGGATACTTACAGAACGGAGCTTCAAGCTCAAGCTTACGGTAAATAGATACTTTCTGCCATACGGGAACATGGTGAGAGTTGGTGATATATTCACGGTCTGTTACACGGGGGATTTCGCCGAATTCCTTCTTCAAAGACTGAGCAAATGTTTTGCAGAGGTTTTCAGCAGGGGTAGCGTAACAGGAGAAATTCAGGTTATGCTTTTCACTTGCGCTCTTGCAGTATTTATAGATATGTTCCACAACGCTCAGAGCGAATTTACACACCTCTTCATCTTCAGAGTGATCTTTTCCGAAGAGAGCCTGACACATTTCTGCGATACCGATATATCCAACGGCAAGAGTACCATGTTTCATTGCTTCATAAATTCCCTTAAAAGATGCTTTATCATAATCTGCTACAGTTCCGTTGCCATACATAAATTTAGCAGAAGCAACTGACTGTTTGCAAACATGATAAAATCTATCCACAAGAGAAAGTTCAGTAAGGTAGAGAACTTCATCCAGCTCATCCCAGAATCCATCCAGATCAGGGGTGTCACGTTCTCCAAGACAGATACCATGTTTGATACCGATCTTGGGAAGATTTATTGTCGTAGGACAAACATTTCCGCGTCCGACTTTGGAATATCCAAGACCGTTACGGTCATATCCCATCATGGTACGGCATCCCATTGTTGCCATTTCGGTATCAGGGTTTCCGGGTTCTTCGATGTTCTGAGAGAAGTCGCAGTTTACAATATTCGGATAGATTCTCTTACACAGAGACTTGATTGCAAGTTTTTTGATGTCATAGTTGGGATCACCGGGATGTGCGTTCACTCCCTTTTTGTACTTGAAAATACTGATCGGGAAAATGGGTGTCAGATGATACTGACCGATACCATCAAGGCTTGCGGACATCAGCCAGCGAGATACCAAACGACCACAGGTAGATGTATCCGTACCAAAATTGATGGAGGTGAAGGGGATCTGTGAACCGGCGCGGCTTTCCAGAGTGTTCAGGTTGTGGTACAGGCTTTGTGCCGCCTGCTTGCCTTCACACATCATATCGAAATATGCGTGATTGTAGAGAATCTTGTCAAGATTTTCCTTATTATCAAGATGAATATCTTTTTCAGTCAATCCTGCCTTTTTCAGAACATCAGGTTTAACTCTGTCGATAAATTCATCAACTTCATCGTCCGACATTTCGGAGAAATCTGTATCTGCAAATTCCGGACTTGACTTAATCAATGCCATAACATATTTTTTGAAAAATGTTTTGGTAACGAACGGAGCAAGGTCATAGTCCAAATGGCAGGATGCAACACCACCATACTGCACTTGGCTCTGAATCTGGAAAATAACTGCAATCAACTGACAAGCCGTTGAAAAGCTGTTTGCCGAGCGTACATCACCATTTCTGGTATGGAATCCATTATTCAGAAGCCGTGGAAGATCTGCAAACAAGCAGTTATGAGAGCCGATATCGTATTCTGAAAGATCATGCAGATAAAGACGGGATTCACGGTGCGCTCTTGCAACCTCAGGGCGAATGAACACATTGAGTCCGATGCTTTTATGAATTACATTGGCACTTTCAAACTTTCTGCCGCCGAAGGAATGCTCATCCACATTCGCGTTCTGGTTCTGTACATTGTTACACAGCAGAATGTCTTCGATCTGTTTGTTCAGTATATTATTTCGTTCGCGCTCCTGATTTCTTGCATCACGGTATTTAATGTAGTCTTTTGCCGTCTTTTTGCAGCGGCTTCCCATCAGACCATCTTCTACCATATCCTGAATCTTCTCCACATCCACAGCTCCGGTAAGCTGGGGAGAGTTTGCAATTTTACCTGCGATCCGAACCGCTACGTCTTCATCAACTTCGCCAGCCTGTACCATTGCCTTGGTAATCGCATGAACGATCTTTGCTGAGTCGAACGGTTCGATTCTACCGTCACGTTTTCTTACTTCTGTAATCATTCAATTCCTCCTGTCATTTTTGAGATAATATGATATATTTCGTTCCATGTATTTACACGAATCATTCCATTTGATTCCGCATCATAGCTTTGATTGTGATAGCGACTAAACAGCAGCTTTGTACATGACGTTTTCTCAAGATTGTGTACGCCATCATCGATCATGACATCTCCTTTGATGAGTGACTTATCACTGGCGATAATTACATCTTTCCATTTCAAGAATGGATATGCCCATAACAACCAAGTAATTTTGGGGCTGACAGTATTGTAGTGAGAAGCAGTAACAATCCTTACTGTGTGACCATCTTCGATTAGGCGTTTTACGATCTTCTGAGCTTCAGGTGTAGGACGAAGTGATTTCCAGAAATTTGGGTCATGCAGAGGACTATACACTTCGTTTTGTGTTAAAGCCGGAAAGAAATCTGCTATATTCCATGATGTTATATCTGAAGGAGAAACCGAAGTTGAATAAATGCGGTTTAGTTCACTTATCCATGCTTCGGTCAGTTCCTCCAAAACATCATCCATATCAATCAGGATGGTTAGTTTCTTCATATTGTCCTTCCGCGTTTATGCCATTCATTGAGCAAGCTTTGAATCTGCTGTTTCAAATTGTTTACCGTACCATCGTTGAGAAGAAAGTGGTCTGGTTCAACAAAATCAAGTGCGGTTTCAGAAGGATGCTGCTGCTGTTCTTTTGTAAGAGGGCTGATGAAACCATCTCTGCGTACTCTCACATGAATTACATCCAACCCAGCGTCTTTCAGATAGTCAATCTCGTTCGGAAATCTTGCATCCGGGATCAAGACGTAATCCCATTCATCATAGAAGAAACGGAGAATATCGGCGATAAATGCAACCCAATAGTTCGGCTGCTGATTTCGGATTATATCTGTTCCAACACGCTGGAGCAGTGTTCTTCCATATTCATCTTTTATGCCATCCCACCCAAAGAATGTACTGCACACATACTTCACGAGATCTCCGTAATGAGCTACCAGCACAGTTTTATGATTTGCTTCAAGCAGTTCCTTCAGGATTCCTGCTGTGGTATCCTTACCATGCTGTGCTTTACCAGATATACAGATGATTTTCACGCTTATCTCCGATCAATACTCGATGTCATCGAACAAAACGGGAATGGTTTTCTTGAATTCATCCAGCAGAGGAATCACAGCCTCTCTCATCTGCGGATGAGCTGCGGTAGCAGTACGGAGCTTGAAGAAATGTCGCCATTCACGCATATTCATGGTGATACAAATTTCGGACTTTGTTGAGTTATTTAACACAGATCTTGCAATTTGTGGGGAAGCACCAAGTTCGAGCATTTTGAAATAGTGACGTTCTGCATCAAGGCAAGCATCAACCCATTCACGGTAGATTTCAGATGCGGTTTCAGCATCAAGTGCAGAAACTTTAGGGTCGAGTTCCATACCGCCCTTTAAGTCGATATAGGTAACTTCACCGCCGAACTTATCCTGAGCGTAATTGCAATAGCGTGTACTTTCCTGTGCATAGCTTGCAATTCTATGGCGGACAATTTCATGTGTAACGCCACGGTCAACAGTAAGTTTTACTGTAATATTAAAGTGTTCGATCACTGCTTCGTGACCACGTTTCACGATACCTGAAACGAAATTTACACACGAATCATCAGTGATTCTATCCTCGCTCTTATAGCACGTTCTTCCCACTTCTTCAATGAGTTTCAAAATATGCTCAGAATCGATAGGGGTAAGAATCTGATATGTAGGTTTCAAATGTATCATTGTTCCTCCGGGAATGTTTAGTTAATTGCTAAGGTAACAAAAATAAGTGGTAGTATTCAAAATCTCATCGTAGTATTGGCAATGAATACCGGAACCGAGCTGGAAAGTTGCCTGAAACACCACATTAGCAGGAAGAAGACTTCCGTACTCCAAAAGCTTTTTCGCATTGGCAATAGTACGTTCATCCGGAATGTTATCGATGGCACCATTCCATGTTGGAGAATACTGACCTTCCTGATAGATAACATCATATAAAGTATCCGGGAACAATTCATGAGCCATACGATTTAGAACTACGCTTCCGACATAAAGCTGAACTTCATCCGGAATCCATGCGGAGCCTGCTTCTGCAGTTATAAGACGAGCAAACAAATCAAGGTCTTCATCGGTATATGGAATTGCCGGGATGTGTTCTTCTGCGATGATAGGTTGGGATTCACAAGTTTGGATTACGCAGGTTGTTTCTGGAATTCTTGCACATTCTGACGACGGAAAGTCTGGTGTCAATGTCTTAGAGTCAATCTGGGATTCTGCTGAGGATGCGATAACACAGTTTGTCATAAAGACCAGTGAAAATACAAGGATGAGTATGCACACAACACTGTTTTTGTGAATGCACTTCATTTTTTTTGTTATCCTTTCGTTTTATCCGATTTTTTCATAGTCAAGCAGATACCAATATCCGCTTCTGTTTTTTTCAAGCTCTTTTGCCATTATGATGTCAAACCTGCGAATAGGGTTTTTATCGAACAGATTGGCACGGATTGTGAGACGAGCTGTTTTTCCGCTGCCGATGGATCTGGTTTGAATTGCGTATCCCCACACCGTTCCTTTATCTTTGCTGTTCATAGGATACACGTCGCTTATCAGCAATTTCCGTCTGTCATCCGGATCGTTTGTTGTAAGGTCAATGTATCCCATTAGTTCAAGCTGAGACTGGATTTTACATTTCAAATCAAGGTCTGGCAGATTCAGAGCTTTAATTGTTGCTTCGCATTCAAGCAGCAATCCATCCATATCTGTGATGGTAAACGATTTGGCTTCAGAGCCATCCTTGTTTTTATCGGTTGAATACAGACTTACAAGATCATATATTAAACCATCCAGCTTACTCTTCGGAATCTTTTTGGCGGTTCCATCCTTAAAGTAGTTGAACATAGCGATAATGCGGGAAAGTTCTGGGATGTTGCCGAAATCCATAAAATAGTCAATCTTGACCAGAATATCACGCTGTCTGGTATCGAGACTGGTTTCAGCAGACATGAGTTTCAACAGTTCCATAAAGCTTTGCGGCTTATAGGTTTTTGATATACGGTAAAGTTCATTTGCCACATCTTTGTTCAGGTACTTGATGGATTCAATTCCTTTGGCAATAACTCCACGCTCCGCATCGTACACATATTTATCCTTCGATAAACCGTAACGGGGAGGAACGATCTGAATACCATACAGTTCAGCGAGTGCGCTTCCATTTTTGATATCATCTTCGTTATTGGCGTTATTCAGATATGCGGTGATGAACTCAGCAGGGTAATAGTAGCGGAGATATGCACAGAGATAACCGATCATGCAGTACCCAATGGAATGGTTATAACCGAACTGATAGTTCGAGCTGTCTTCAATGATCTGGATAAACTCTTTTGCCTCTTTCTCTGCGACATCTCGTGGTTGAGACGATTTAGAACAATATCCCTCTAAGATTGATGGAAGGGCTTTGTCCAAACGATCTTTCTGTTTACGTCCGATAGCACGACGAACATTATCTGCTTCACTACCACTCAGACCGCAGATTTGCTGTAAGAATTTGATGGTGTCCTCCTGATAAATCAGGTATCCAAGATTATCTTTCAACAGATCATCAATGATGGGAGATGGATTTGTATGTGGCTTTCTTTGTAGTAGTTCGTCACGATATGATGCACCAGAAGGGCGGATGCAGGCAGTGACCAGAGACATATCATATATACTGTGTGTTTTGAATTTTCGTAAGCTATCGAATGCGAACGCGGACTCAAACTGAAAGATTCCGATAGGAGAACGGAGCATATCTTTCCAGACAGCATCATCGTCCCAGTCAATTTCGTGTGACTTTGGATATGGTTTACCGATCAGAGCATATGTATCTTTGATGATTTCGATGTTTTTCAGCCCAAGGATATCGTATTTTACAAGCCCAGCTTCATGGACACAATCCATATCGATCTGAAGGATTTCTTTTCCTTCAGAAATAAAGGTTCCGTAATTGTTACGAAGTGTCAGCGGACTTGCAACGATTCCGGCGGGGTGCATAGACTGAGAGATTGCAACATCAAGCAGACCTTCAAAGTAGTAGAAGACATCGGGATATTTTGCAGCCAGTGCTTTATATCCATCGTGATTCAGAAGGAAATCACGATACTTCTGTGTGCCGGGATTTCCGGCTTCCTTTGCCTGTTCTGCAATGGGACTCAGTTCGTCTTTGATGGTAACAGCGATCTTTCCGACCCACGGATTCTTGGCAAAAATCGCTTCATTCTCAGCCTTGATACGGTCATATTCGTCTGAGAGACGCTTAATAAGTTCTGCGCGTGGCGATCCACTCATTGAAGATGGAAAGAGCAGCTTATTGGTTTTCTTATCCCAATAGTATGTAGCGCAGTTATCTCGTGCGTCCCCATAAGTGACTTCAACATCCAATTCTTTCAGAGCTTTCAAGATTTCTTTCAAGTCTTTCAGATCGTGTTGATGTTCTTTGTTCCAACGTACACCAAGCGCACGACATATTTCATCGATACAGCCTTTGGATTTGATCGTACCAATTGCAAGGATAAACGCTGTATTCTCCTGACCGAAACGGTTGATAATGTATTCATACACTTTATCTCGGTCAGAGGGGGAAACGTCGATATCAATATCACCGATTTCCTTACGGTCTTCGTTGCAGAATCGGCTGAATACTGTATGCCATGTTTCTGGATTCAGGTCGGTGGTGTTTGTAACATATGCTACACGAGAGCCGCCGCAAGATCCACGGTTGAATCCAATAGGAATTCCATTGGATTTGCACCATGTTACAAGCTCTGACATAAAGAGCATAAAACCGGACATTTCGATCTTATCGAATACACGACACTCTTCCTGAATTGCCGATGCAAAATTGGGAATCTGATCCTGTGTTATTGCCCCATCATTGATTTTGGCAAGGAGGTTATTCTTGATCGTTTCTTCAAAAACTTCCTTATCCCTTGCACCATACAACTTTGGGTATTTGAAACTCATATCAAGCTTGAAATCTTCCACCGAATCAGCCATGCGATTAGTGTTTTCAATAGCTTCCAGATAAATTTTCGACGGCAGCGCACCCTGTTTCTCGAACATCTGAACAAGCTCTTCGTATGATTTATAAGTCAAATCAAAGCTGTCTTCATCCTCGAATTCGATATGCTTTGCAAGCTGCATTACGCTTCTGCATTCTGCCTTATAGCCATCCAAGCTATGTGTATCTGTTCCGGCAATCAGCGGGATTCCATATTTCTGTGACATTTCTGCTAAATGGCAGTTGTACGAAATTTGTTCAGCATGGAAATGGGGCTGGATTTCAAGGTAGTCGTAGTGCGTCATCAGACGCTCATACAGCGGGTGTGAAATTTTCAGTTTATTCAAAGGTGAAGCAAGACACGCACTGATCTTGATTACATTACTTGAAATTTTGAAAAACTCACTGAATGAAATACGGGGTTTGTAATAGAAATGGTCATCTCTTGATGAAACACTGACAAGATCGTTCAGTTCCTGTAAACCGGCTTGATTCTTGGCAATCAGAATGGTGTGGTAGTTATCTCTCAGGCGACTTTCTTCACCAGTACGAGGATCTTTCCAGACAAATTGTTCCGTAAGGTAACACTCAACACCATGCAGATATTTAATGCCAGCCTTATCACAGCAGAGTTTTTTTGCAACCCACTGATAAACATTTCCATGTTCGGTAAAAGCAATTGCTTTCTGTCCGAGTTCGACTGCGCGATTTACATAGTCTTCAAATTTTGTTGTACTGTCAAGCAGGGATAATTCCGTATGCACATGGTATGCAGTATAGTTCTTATCCACTGTGTCCACCTCCGTTTTGAATCTGACCAAAGATTTCGTCTTCTTCATTATTTAACTGCTTAGGAGGATATGGCAACCCTCCCGTGTGTTGATGCTTGTCCCACGAATATCTTCTGTCAAGGTCAAATTCATTGGTGAAGAATCTGCGGGAAGGCTGATCGTAGAACACACCTACGCTTCGTCCTTCAAAACCCATCATTCTGTCTTTCAGAATATCGATCAGCACATCTTCCTTAATGGGTTTAGTAACCCATCCGGATCCGTTCAATTTCGGAACACCCTGTTTATCAGTTTCCGAAACACGATAGAGGCTGATGATACGATGAGCAAGGTCAATAATCGCTGAAATACCTTGTACATCCATCTTATTCAGACGGCGCATTGTGTCAATCTTATGCGGATGAACAACCAAGAGAATAATCACATTAAACTTGACTGCAAACGAGATAAGCTGCATGATAAGTTCGCTCTGCTTACTGTATTTATTGTCATCACTGCATTCAAGATTGATTGCGGTAAGGTTATCAAGAATCAGGAGCTTTGTTCCATACTTTCGTACAGAATCTTCCATTGTTGTCAGAAGATCCGTCATACGATTGGAACGTCCATCTTCGTATATGTAAAGCCTGCCACGATAAAAGTCTTCGATTTCTTTTTTCGCTTCGGGACGAACCTTATAATAGGTAGAGTCTTCGTAGTGCTTTTCTTCGATATTTCGCTGACCTGCGAGTACCGAATTCAGCCAGTTTTTTGTCTGGAAGTTGGGAAGCTCTCCTGAGAACAGGAATACGTTTTTATCCTGTTCAAGTGATTGACAGATGATCTGATTGATGAAGGAACTCTTGCCTGCACCGTTAATACCGGTGATGATATTAAGCGTTCCCTGAAACAGCTTCATTAGATATCTGTCAAGAGGTTTTATACCGGTTGTTACACCGTCAATCTGATCCAAGTCAACATCCTGAATATCCGAGAAGTCAATTACTCCCGGAACGGGACTGTCTTTGGCGTTCAGAATAATTTCAAGAACTGTCTCTTTACCGAAATAGTAAAGCACTTCGTTAAGGTCGTTGACAGGAATTGTTTTACCGTCTGGTTTTTGATAGAACTTTGGAACATCAACCACTTTGGTTCGCCAGCTTCCAAGACGGTAAACAACTTCCTTTTGCATCTTTATTCCGGCTTCGTCATTATCCGAACACACGATTATGCTGTCAAACTGTTCAAGCCAATCCCAGTTTTCTTCGATCCAATGATAATTTGAACTTCCGAGAGGGACGGATACAACATTACTGAATCCGGATTCTATGGCTGACAAACAGTCCGGTTCTCCTTCGCAGATCAATAAGGGAGAAGTAACATTGATACGGTTCATATTGAATAACAGATTGCTTGTATCTGCATTTTTCTGACACCAGCACTTGTTTTCACCCTTACGAACTTTACGCGCGGGACGGTATTTCACCATTGTCAGCACATCGTTTGTGTCGTAGTAGTTCCAAGCGATATTACCATCTTCGTCCTGTCTTACGTCGGCATAATCCAGTGTTTGAGGACTGATACACCGTGCTTTGAAGTATGAATAGATTTTGGATTTATCGCCTAATGGTACTTCTTTGGGGTATCTGTATTGATGCTTTGTTTTCACGCCAAGCTCACCAAAGCTGTATTTGATTCCAGCTAAATCAAACAACTTTTGGCAAGCCTGCAAATAAGTCATGCCCTTATATATGAATACATCCAAAATGTCGTAGTTCTTCGCACACGCGCCAAAGCAGTGGAATGAATACGTCTTTTTGTTGTAGATAAATGATGCGTGGTCTTCTTGATGGAAGGGGCAACAGCATCTAAGATTCTGTTCATCAAAGTCATGAATGTCCAATTCCTGAGCAATGATAAGCGCGTTTTCGTCGCCAAGCTTTTCTTTTGCTTCAAGAATAATATCACGATCAATTTGCAGTTTACTCACCCCTTTCAGAACATTTTACTGAACTCGCACTCCTTACACATATCACATAGATAGCTGCACCGCCAATACTCTGGTTTCGGTTCCCAAGTGTCATTGCGGGTTATCAATTCAATTTCATTTCCTGCCCACTGTTCTACTTCCTGAAACCTTTTCAAATTGAATGGCTCCTGAATCATAGTTTGTGATCGGAAACAGTTGAATTCCAGCACATCCGGAAAGCGGTCAAATTTCTGTTTTACTGCTGCGGAATATACATAGAGTTGTCTGAGATAATCGTCAAGTTCCGCATCTGACTTTGTTTTCTTTGATCTGTTGGAACGGGGTTTAAGTGTTCTGGACTTATGGTCAGTAATAACAAGCTGGCTATCATCACTGATAACGTCAATAAACCCCATCCACGGTTTTCCTGCGAACATGAATTCTACACTTTCTTCAACTCCAATTATCTTGCGATTTGGAAAATTGATTTTGTCCAGATAGTAGAATCCCTGCTTGAAATAGTTGGTATATATCTTATGATTCGGAGCTTTTGAGCGAACATTTTCTGCGAAGTGAGAAACATAATACGTAGAAAGTTCGCTCTTTTTTAATACGCCGGAAAGGTACATCTGCATGATGAGATGTATGTAGCTTCCGTACTCAGCGAAGAAACCGCTATGTTTAGGAAGCCGTCTTCCGTTTTTATCACGATATAAATATGTAAGAAACCATTTATACGGACATTCTGAAAATGAAGTCAGGCGCGAATAACTCCAAGTCATATCGTTAATGGTCAAGTCATAACGAATAGCGCATCACCGCCGATGCTTGATTAGAAGGGGCAGTCTTCTTCGTCTTCATCTTCCTCATCGTCATCATCAGCGAGAGGCGGGGGAGCCGCTTTGTTTTTCTTTGCGGTATTGTTCGATTTCTTATTATCGGACTTGCGCTGTCCGGTTGTTTCTCCGGTTGAATTCCCGGAACCATCCAGAGGCTCAAAGTCGAACAGTGTAAAGTTGACATATTCGCGCTCCGCTTCTTTATCATAACGATTGGTTACATCACAAGAGCCGAGCTTGATTCTGCACTTGCCGTTGTTAAGCATACGCTGAATGATATTCAGCTTCTTATGTGCCTCACCGATCAGACTTACAAAGCCGCTGAAATCAGAGATATATTCACCCGAATCCTTATCCTTACGGCTTGTGCCGATTCGCACTTTTGAATAGTTATCGCCCTGATTGGTTACTTCCCAAACAGTAGCGAATGCACCTTCATGAAATCCCATATGTTTTCCTCCTTTATTCGATAGGACACTGGGCTGTCAGTTCTTCGAGAAGTTTTGCAGCCACAGTATGATCTGTGAGATAGTTCGTATAATCTGTTGACGGCTTACTGCCATTGCGGACGTGCTTCTTGATGATGTCAGTGAGTTTCTTTCTCGCTTCATCACTGTTGTCTTTCAGATCCAGATACGCATGAACATGATCGTCAATCTTGGATACGAGTTCTCTTGTGATAGCCGCATCAGCTTCTGCTTCTGCGTCTTCCTTCTTATTACGCCAGCTATCAGGATCATCATCCGGCGTAGCGATCTGGAAGAATTTCAGCATGAAATAACGATTAGCATATGTAAGCGCACTGCCGAGTGCCTGCGCTGCGTCTGCCTGCTGACCAACGAGAACCCAAGGGACATCCATTGTATCGGTTTCGTTGTCGCAGTTGATCCATGTAAATGTAAGCTCCGCATTTACAATCGTTTCATAGACCTCCTCTGTGATGAGGTTTCCGGCTTTATCTTTCTTGTTTTTGGTATAATGAACGGGTGTGAGAGAAAGTGTTGCCGGTGTGATACTTGGTTTCAGAGATACGCCGTATCTTTTCATACCAGCCGCTACACGAGCCAGAATTTCATCTTCTGTAACGTACTTGTAGTTAAAGCCGGATTTATTCTTACGCAGAACCTCGGTCATTTCGCGGATCTTGGCGAGTTTCTGCACTAAGGTCATAGTTGTTTCTTCTGCCATATTATTCCTTTCGTTCTTCGATCAGGTAACTTGCAGCCATATCAGCAAGATGCAGTGCAACAGCAAGAGGGCAAACCTCATAAACCTTACTGCATCCATAATCTCCGCCTTTGACTGCACTATCAAAACCTCCCATATGCCAACGAATTGCGTAGATTTCGTCGTCTGTAAGTTTGATATGCTTCAACAGGAGTATAACTGATTTTTCACCATGACCGACAGGGTATTGATCTTCTGTTTTATAGTAAGGCTCTTTACTCCACATCCCGGTTTCTTCGTTTTTGACATTTCGGGTAGATATGGTATAGTAATTTGCCTTACACAAATCGTGGAACAGAGCTGCAATTGCAATGGATTCATCGCTAAATCCACTTAGATTGAATTGATTAGCTAAACGCAAAGTGGATTTATAAACATTCAGAGAATGTTCAAGCAAACCATATTGGTGATTCCCATGAAATCTTGTGCTTGCCGGAGCTGTGAAGAAATCGCTTTCATTTTCCATCCAGTCAAGCAGTGAATCTAAACCTTCGCGGCGAATCTTTTCACGGCAAAGAGTCAGAAATTCATTTTTTAGTGTTTCGTTTTGCATATTCAGATCCTTTGTTTATTTCAGATCGTCAGATATGTTACGAAGTATGTAACAACTATCACAGTAGTTTTTACCGTCATCGGTTAATACATATTCGCCGATTATCTCATTACCACACACTTCGCATATTCGTGCATGAACGTATGTCCCGCCACATCTCGGACAACCTGTGTATAGTTCGTATGGTGGGGTATCGAGGTTGTGTGTTTCTATATATTTTCGTGGGGTGTCGAACACACACCCACATTCCACACACACGAACTTATTATTCGTCTTTGGTATGGAATGCAATTCCGACTGCGATACTGTCATCTCCTGCAAGTTCTTTGAGCAGCTTATCCAGAGAGGGAGCTTGACTGCCGCCCTTCTTGACCGGACGAACTGTAGTATCTGCCATCTTAACAGTAGTATCAGCAGATGCAGTCTTCTTGGACTTGCCGGTTTCTTTCTTTTCCTGAGGGCGATATGCGTCCTTGAGCAATGCCTTGAAGTTTGCACGAGTACCATAGATCTTTCTCATACAAGCCATCGCGTAACCGAACTCTTCAGAAAAGGCATCGTTATCGCAGCGTACAACGGTCTTGTCACCATCATCCCAGTAAACAATGGTTGCCGGAGGGTTGAAAATGATCTGCTTCGGAGTAAGACATACGGCACGAACTTCTGGCATAGAGGTGGGTGCAACAGGGGCGATAGTATCCATTGTGGAGCTGCATCCGTTATCAACAGGATTCACAGTCTTTCTGGATATGCCGAGGATTTCATTCAGGCTGTCTGCATTGTGAGAGTTGAACATTGTAAATCTCCTTTGATAAAATTGATTAGTTAAAAGCAAACGGAATTATTGAAATCTTATCCTTGTTTTTGCGAATAAGATTGTTTGGTTAATTCCTAATATAGTATATCAGATTTCTTCTGATTTGTCAAGGGGTTTGGATGAAATTTTTGAAATTTCTGTAACTCGTAATGGATCTTTATAATCTCGTGCGGCAAGTGTCGGCGTGATGCCAGATGTGTAGCATCGCGGCGCACCTTCTCTACCCATTTGCTTCACATCAAGGATTACAGGGGGGGGGCAGCATATACCAACCGGTCTTAGCTCCACCACCGCCAGCTTCAGCTTTCAAAGCACGGGAGACGGTACTGCCATCATAAATACGATTGGCATCTCCATTATAACCGTTAATATACCCAACTTGCGTCAGCTCCAGATCCTTAATAGCGTCATTACTTTCCGGACGGGAATCTGGATCCAGTCTGGTTAAGGCTTTTTCAAAAGCTCCAATTCCGCTGAAGAAAGAACCGATCTCCATATCATCAAACAGGTAGGGCATAGCATCATATAGATTTTCCATGATATGTACAAGGACATCAACAACGATACTGTTACCGGCTTGCTTATAAAGCTGCGTATTGGAAATACGTTCGATTCTTTCTTCTGATGAAAATTCACGTTTTCCTTTGTGTTTAGGGTGTTCTGTCAAAAATGTCATACTCTCTTCGATTGAATAGTATTTGGCGTTTTCAAAATCAATATCATCAAACCCCATGAGCCGCCAACATTCTTTAGGGGTGAGTTTTCTTACTCGTACTTTTTCCATAATCCTTACCCTCTTATGCTTTATGATCTTCTTTTGATAATTCCAACACGCCTGTCATTTGCTGATTACCGAAACCTTTATAATCTCGTGCCAGTAATGTCAGTGCAATATCGCTATATCCATCAAGATGGTTGCCCTGATTGCTCAGACGAACACCTTTCTTTACAGATGAGCAAGTCCCATGTGTGTCGTCCATCAACGGAACCTCTGCCACCCGTTCTGATGGTATTACTGATGTTCCGTTGTGGGGGGGGGCGATCATTTCAGCTACTTTTTCATCGCTGAGATAATAATGCTCTTCAACATTGTCTTCCAACATATCACTCAGGGACGCTTTCAGAGGGATAGGATCCGGGAATTTGAACCTTCCATTATCCAGATCCTTACGGATTATGATACAGTATACGCGCTCTCTGTTTTGTGGAATTCCGTAGTGCTTGGCATTCAACACCTGCCAATACACATTATAACCGTATTCTTCCAGTTCAGCGACAAATTTATCGAAGGTTTCCTTAAAACGGCTGCCTACGATATTTTTGACGTTTTCGTAAATGGCGAATCTGGGTTTCTTTTCACGGAGAAACCGCAGCCACTCAACCAAGAGGGAAGAACGGGTTTTATCAATTTCCGCTGATCCGCATTTCGGACAATACGAGCGTGTGGTATAGTGGGTTTCGAGAGGGTTATATGTGTGGCTGCAAGTTTTACATCTCCACGCTGCCCCCCCCCTGTTTACCTGCTATTGAAAAGTCCTGACATGGACTTCCGCCGAACATGACGTTAAAATCAGGAACTGTCTTTTCATCTGCTTTTGTAATATCACCGATGTTAAGAGACGGATCAACGCCATGTACTGCACAATAGCTTTCTGCGGCGTACTTATCGAACTCGCAGAACAAGGCAGTTTTGTAATTCATTTTATTTCATTCTCCTTTTGTTTCAAAAACAACATCCTTGGCATGAATATCTGCCAGATGCAGTTTCAGGATGTCAGTATACAATTCTTCGCCGACAAGTTTACGAAACTTAGAAACGGCTTTATCTGATTCTGTGCGCTCCAACTCATACGGACGCATATGCCACTGAATCACTGCAGCGATATACACTCTGTCAAGTTCCGGATTTGCATAGAATAAGCTATCGTAAGCAGAAACGTGCTGGTGGTCATAATAATGAGCGACCTCTGTGGTTTCGCCCTTGGAGTTTACAAAAGATTTTGTAAATGGCTTCCCAATGTCGTGAAGAACCGCTGCTTCCTGAAGAGTATCAGACTCATTATTGAGTAAATTGCGAGCTGCAAGACAATGATAACCTACTGTATGGATGTGATGTGGATTGTCATGACTGATATATTTCAGACCAGAAATTCCGTCGAACAATTCGTTTGCATCTCTGGTTTTGAACCCTTCCGGATAAATCAGATCGACGTAATCCCACCCTTCGTATGTATTGGGAATCCATATGTTTCGGTACATTCGTTCCAGAACATCATAAGGAACTACACGCTTACGGTGCTTACTACGTTCTACGCACATATCAAACGGAGTTGCCATGAAAACACATACTTTTACGCATTCAATTTTGCGAAGACGCTGCAAGGTGTCCATCCGGCGTTTATAATTGATATTTGTTGCATCATAGACAACATTTTTTCCGTTTATCAGATCGGAAATGATCCGTTCATGAAGTGTGTCAAACACCAGTGTATTGTTGCTCTGGTTTTCCATGTCGCCGAGAAGTTCAGCACGAATATTATCACTGGAATGAATAACAGCATCGTAGGCTTCTTGGAGTTTTTCTGCCTGAAAAGACTTTCCGCTGTATGGTAAGCCTACAAGCATGAAAAATATTGGTTTCATTTTTTTCTTTCTCCTTATATACTGCTTTTGAAATTAAACTTGAACAGATCTACAAGAACCTGATTAAGAATAGGGTCTACATCCGGATTGATCGAGACAGGCACTTCTGTCATATACTTGTCTTTTCTTGCTTTCATACCGACAACTGTACTGTTTGCAATTTCCACTGCTTCCGATAACGTGTGGCATTCACCGCGTTTTACGGATATCAGGTATGTATGAAGTTTTGAAACGAGACAATCTTCATACGGTTCACCCGACAGCCAACGTATCATGAATTCCTCACAGCGGATAATATGATGGAGCTGTTTGGGATCGTAGCCGTATTTTTCGATCTTGTCACGAATCGTAGGGTATGGGTGACACATTGCTTTCTGTTTTTCCAGAGCTGTACCAACAAAACAATTTACAGAATTGTAGTTATGGTATCTTCCAATCAACTCACGGGCTTCCAATACCGGTGTGAACAGTGCTTCGTATTTAGGATTCAGGATACGGTATTTGGTGAACAGAATTTCAACAAAGTTGATATTTTGTTTCCGGAAACACTCAAACATCTGCCGGATATCCTTAACATCAACGTGTTCGTTGTTCTCCATAATGTGTGTATAACTGTAAGGCTTATTGTTCAGCACAAAATCTTCAAAAGAAGGGAGGACAATCAATTTAGAATCTATGTCGCTCCCTTCATAATCAAGATTATAGTTCTGAGAGCCTTGCAGAAAGATACCAACCCATTCCGGGTGTGCATCTTTTACTGCATCAAGATGTTCGGAAAGCCGACGCATGATTTTTGCGTCACGCTCAGTTAAGTTCGTCATCTTTATATCTCTCTTTCATAATGCAATCTCTTACGATATGACTGTAATGCAGGGAATCCACAGATTCGTAAGATTCCCAACATAACAGCTTTTCGTTATTTATGTATTTATCTGTGACTTCGCCGCGCACATCATAAAATGCGTCGCCGATTTTCTGGATGAAATGCCCTTCTACTGGCTCATACAATGTTATTCCGCCGAATCTGGCTGTGAGTATATAACAAAACCAGTAACAGCATCCATTCAGAAAGGTGAACTCTGCATCTTTGAAATGTCGGATGAAGTCGAGAATAGTTTTCTTATCAGCCAAAGAATCCGCCCCATTTAAGCAGAAGCATTTCGATGGTACAACTGATGAGTGTTATGAAGAAATTGTATCTGCCAATATGTCTTTCACCATGTTTGGCAAGATGTAGACCAAGAGACAGCGCATATAATGCGATCAGGATAATTTGTGGTGCGCCCATTTACACAACCTCCTGAGCTTCTTCCAAATCAGGGCTGACAGCAGTATCTTTAACGATACCTTCCAGAACCTTGAATGAGAAGTTTTTGTGCTTATACGCTGTGAACTTAGGACGATTTACAATTCTGACTACAACACCTTCGCGTACATGATCCTTACCTACCGGATCTGCGCCGTCGTAATACTGTTCTGCAATGTTCTTCACACATTCTCCGACAGAACATTCTTTCGCTGTGCAGGTATCCGCATATGGACAATCCTCACCGCCGATATACCCCTTCCAGAATACGGGTACGGTTTTTACGCCCATCTGTTCGCAGCGATAGCGCATGAAATCAGGAGTGTATTCAACAACGTCGCCATCTTCGTTCGTCATTGTCATGCGATAAACATAGATATCGGACTGTGGATGTGTAGGCGCATAACAGTCCTCTGTGAAACCTGCGGGTTCACATCCATAACTGAATACTGTGGTTTGCCCATACTGCTTGATAAAGTCCTTGTTGTTTACCTTCTTATTATCACAGGAGGACATAATAGGAGTACCGTCCTGTGTGAACCCTACGACTTCATAATAGACAGTCTCGCCCTTATGAAGTTTTCCTTCAAAGAACTTGCTGTGTTGTTCACGGAATTCGTTACTTCCATAAAAACCGCCGTCGTAATTGTCCAGAACAACACGACGGGTTCCTGTTACATAACCCCAGTTATATATCGGTGTACCGTGACGTTTTAAGAGCTTGTCCATGAGAGTTCTCTTGTACCCAGAGAGTGTGGGGAGATAACCTGTTCTCTGAGATGTTCCGTGCATTTTGAGAGTGATTTCAACCTGATCTCCGTTATGGAATGCGGAAAGATTGTAGGAAAGCTGTTCTGTATCAGCGTGTTCCATAAAGAGTGGAGCGACTGGATCTTTACGCTTACGAGTGCGATTACCAGACGGATACCCCCCCCTACTATCGCTACGCGGAATATACTTTTCACAGATTGTAATTCCGTTCAGAACCGTGATTGTGTCTCCTTCGCGGAGCGTAGAAATATCGGTGAAATCTTCCAATGATGACAGCGGCATAAACAAGCCGTCACTCTTTTCGCCACGAAGCGTCAGAGCTTTGATATTACGCTTTTCGGGATCCAAATATCCTCCGGCTGGCTTACCATTTTCATCCTTACGGCGGAGCAGGTCATGTTTCTGTGCAAATTCAAGACCGAGTTTACCATCCACCGGGAAATACACACCAAGTTCGTCAGGCTTTGTGTTAAGCCCAACGATTACGGTGTTACCAAAGCATTCGCCGCACAACAGTCTGTCAGCGTTGGAATGTTTTCTTACATTTTTAATTCTTGTGATAAAAGCTGAATACAATATACTACCTCTTATAACTTACTATATTCCGTCAGAGAAATTAACTTGTTTAGCTAATTTCTTTTTTAATCATGATAGATGATTTCAATTCCAAGATTACTGTCTGATAACGTGCGAATCGTATTGGAAATGGCATCATCTGCATACGCAATGTTTTTGAATAAAACTCTTTTACCACTACTTATGGCTTGCAGAGCTTTATCGTAAATATCTTTAAGGTTGGAATCTTTTTCAAGGATTTCATCCAATTCATTGTCTTCGTCGTCCGCGTCGTAGCAAAACAACTCTCGGATGCAATATTCCAAGCAATCCTGAGTATCAACGAGATCGCCCACTTCGGTATATTCTGATTTCCAGAACAGAACCATATGAACTAAATCATTCAAAATGGCGAGAGCTGGATATTTTGAAAGTGCTTCCGGATCGAGCACAATCGGATTGCTATATGCAATAACGTAACTGGAGCTACTGCTATTGGTTACAAAGTCATTTCTTATTTTCATCCTCTGCTGATTTCTCCGTAATCGAATGAAATATCGTTATCGGTAAGATCCAAACCATACGATTCTTTCAAGACCTCTTTCAGTTGTTCTCTGAGTTGGGTTAATGTATACTGGAAAAGATCTTTTGTCATCAAAGTCCATCCAATATAACAGATATAATCCTCGCCAAAGACAGCCTGCATTCGTTCGCCCTGCAGATCCATTTTATCTGCCCACTCTTCACTTGCCCATTCTACAGCTTTTGCTTCGGTCGTTCCGTTCGCACTGAGAATCTTTTCGTGGTAAGAGGGGTCGATTTTCAGACACATGAAAGAACTACTGCTGGAGTTTGTAACAAAATCGGTACGAATTTTCATAGTTAGGACTCCTTGTCATTCAGATAATCCATAAACTTTTTGTATGTACCGAACTCTTTCTTCCATCCGGCAACAATTTCCGTAGGATTCAGGTTAAAACGGCTGCATACTTCTGTTATATATTCACTGTCGTAAAGTTTCTTGCGCCGCTTGTTGAACTGCTTTACTTTGGCGAAAACTTCTTCACGACTTACGCCGTATTTCTTTCCCAAGTAACGTGCAAGATCATTGTCTGCGTATTCAATAAACTGACAGATAGGGCAGAAACATTCGGGCATATTGTAACGAATTTCATTTTCATGATCGTTTATCATACTGTAAAACAGATCCTCATCTGATTCATCCTTGAGAGAATCCGGATCTGCATCATAGTCGTTTACCATCATTGCGATCAGGTCATCTCTGGGGATGGAAAGTGTTTCATTTTCGCATATCACATGACCATTTACGCATTCTACCATTTCACAGTCGTACAGTGAAAAATCCATGCCGCTTACTGTTTCACCACAGATAGCGCAGATATAACATGAACTACTGGAATTGGTCACAAAGTCTTTTCTATACTTCATTAAACCTCCTTAGTGGTGGCTGAATCTGCGAACGGTAAATTCGCAATCGGGAAGAATGGTATGTTCGAGTTCACAACCGATAATGGAATGATCTTCATATTCTACTTCCACAAGATAATGGCGTTCTCCAATTTCCGCAAGGATTTCTTGGAATAATCTTTCCATGACCCGTTTCTTCTCAGCCTTATATTCATCCGAATCGTAGAAATCCATATGAGATGCGTCCGGGTGAGCATCGTACCATCTTTTCTGGAAAGTATCCTTATCGCTGCTATACCAGTTTCCTTTACCGTAACAGATTTCCATATAAGCATCTGATTCCAGATCGCTTTCAACCATCTGATAAAGTGCATCATACGGAATCTGTTCTGCCTTATCGAATTCCTTCAGCAAATCGGCAATACAATCGCTGTTGTAACGGGAAGTCATAGCAGCGATCTTCTTGAGTCCGTCCTGCTTATTCTTAAAGGCAAGAAGAAAACTGCTTGAAGAACTGTTTGTAACGAAATCTGTTCTTACTTTCATGAGAGTCTCCTGTTAATCTTATAGCCAAGTTCCCTTGCTTTTCTGAGAGCAAGTTTGGCTTCATACAGTGAAAGTCCGATGGAGTTATTTAAGCCGGATTTGTTCAGCTCTTTTTCGTAAGAGTGGATCAGGTGTTTTCCACTTGATTTATGGGTGATTGCAAGCACCTGTGTATACCCATATTTTGCATGATATTTTTCGTAGTAGGCTCCATATTGGTCTTCGCTTACTTTTACAAAGCTGAGTTCTTTCAGCTTTTCATCTGTACTTTTCCACAACATCTTTATCACCTCAGATCAGCCATTACGTCCTGCGCCACATTCACAGTAGGTTTCGGCAAAACCGTTTTCCTCTGTGATTTTGTCGATGATTGCGGATTCATCGAAATCATCATAATACACACTGTAATCCGGATATCCATCGCCATCTTCATAGATTTCAAATCCACCTCTGATAACGATAAAGGAATCATCCATGTGTTTTTCGATATAGCTTCTTTCAGGCGTACAGTTTACACCAGCCCAGTAATATTCAAGCCAATCAGACCATTTACTGTCGCCGAGTGCCTCCAGAACTTCTCTGGCGGTATAGATTTCGATATCGTTCTTATGTTCATCAAGGATCGGCTGTGCTTTTTCGCGGTTTGCAATCCGGGCAAAACAGCAGATGAAGCTGCTTGATGAACTATTCGTAACAAAGTCTGTACGTATCTTCATGGTTATTCTCCGTCGTCGATAATGATAAAGTTTTCGTTTTTACTGCTTGCAATACGGATAAAATTACGGAGTGACTGGTCGCAGTAGTCAATCCTTTTCTGAACAATGGAGTACCCTTTGTCCAAATATTCGAGAATCGTGTTATATTTGCTGAGATATCCATCGGATTCGATGCTTTTTCTCATTTCTTCCACATTGCTGTAGCAGAAGTAGTCTGCAAACCATTTTTCAAAGTCTTCCTTTGTGTCAAACGCTTTCGCTTGGTTGGTTTCATCAGCACCTTCGCACAACATAAATGCGGCAAGCATTTTGTTAAAAGACTCCACAAAGGAACTAAGCGGATTGTCTGGGTCTGTTTTTACTGCTCTCGCAGCAATTACATAGCTCGAAGACGAGCTGTTGGTAACAAAATCCTGTCTGATTTTCACTTAATTTCCTCCGTCATAAATTTCTGTCATATATTCCTCTGGAATATTTCGATAAAGGAATGCGTCGTCGCCTTCTGTATCTCCGTCGTTTGTCCATGCGATAAACGAAGCAGTCAGGTAATATGTGTCATCTTCCAGTTCTTCCATAAACTCTTCATCAAGTTCGTTCGTAATCTGATGATATTCAGCGTTCTTAATTTCTGCGCCGGTTTCAAGCATTTCATTAAGAAGACGTTCGCCGAATCTTCCGAATTCCTCTTTCATGTATGTACGAAGCTCATCTGTAAGGTTTATCTTTGCAACACAGATATAACTGCTGGATGAGCTGTTCGTAACAAAGTCCTGTCTAATTTTCATCCATTACGCCTCAATTCTTAATCAAAGCAATGTTGGATGAATGAACAAGGTAGGTCTTTCCGTCGATTACGACCTGAATCTGATCTCCGTCTTCAAAGTCTGTCCAAGATGAAACAGAACCATTGACAACCGATCCGTCCGGCAGTGAAATGATTGCAGTGTCGAAAGTGTATGTAAGATCGAATAACTGCTTGTTGCCCCATCCTAATAAAGAACACAGGATGAGAAATACCATTGCGGCTGCCAGAGCCAATGTGATGTACCTCTTCATTTCTTTTCCTCCATTTGATTCTGAAATGTGTTTTGGAAACGCTTTAACATTTCCTCATCTTCAATATAAAACGGGTCTTTCCCCATCTTATCGAATACGATAGTTATAAGCTGCCCAAACCGAAGATCGGGACAGCATTCCCAGATTTCTGCAAGTCGATTGCAAAACTTCCGGATTCTTTTAGGATCACGCATTACATCCACCCCGGAATTACATCGCCTTCGCCGATACCAATGTAAGCATTTAATACAGCTATAGCTTCTGGATTATAAATATACTTGGTTTTATCCAACAGCAAATCCCGTATCTGAGAGATTGTAAAATCGGGATGCTCTTCATGAATGATAACAAGGAAGTCATTTGTTGCTGTTGTAGAACCGGCGACCTTCCTGATTTTCTTTCCTTTGGGTCTTATATGCGGATAATAACTTATATCTGTGTGACCTTTAGGATATTTCGGCATTACACAGTTTTCTCCGTACTGTCACAAATTACAATTTGAGGACGAATCGGACATCCGCCCATACACGAAAGACGTTTACTACATCCGGGACAAGCTGTATGGAAGTGGTTGCGGAAGTCTTCAAACTGTTCGCTGTTCCATGCGTTCTGAATAGTATCATTGGAAATGTCGTATGCCCAGCGAAGTTCCTGATTGTCGAAGGAGCAGGGGAGAGCTTTCATATCGCTTGTGATATACATACTCCATCTGCCGACCTCACAGGTATCTACACTGTCGTTGTCGATATTTTCTGTGAAATTCAATACAGCCGGAATAGAGCAGGAGTCAAAGCCGATTTTGAAATTGAACTGCTGTGTATCAACAATACTGAAAAACTCTTTTACTCTGGGATCATTGACCTTCAGCACGTTGGATTCGCTTCCAAGTCCAACCGGCTTGTGTAAAAGGAAGATAACAGCATTGATTCCTGTTGGGAAATCATTCGTTTTCAGACGGCGAATGGCTTCATCAATAGAATTGTCACCGAGAACATAGTGAACATTGGTTTTTACCCCGGCATCCAGAAGCATTTGAATAGCGCGGATGGTATGTTCCTGACGATACCACGAAATTGCAACGGCTCCGCAATATCTTTTACAGAGCTGCACAATCTGGTCAGTGAAACCAAGACCGGAACTGGTAAAGTTGGGCACGATGTCGTTTTCGCGGCAGTATGCGAGGATTTCTTCAAAGTTTTCATGCTGATCCACGTCGCCGCGTCCACCAAGAGCAAGCTGGAAGGTTTTGCCCTTGCATTCATCCACGATACGCTTGAAGTTTTCAAGTGTCATGTTAGGATGTTTTGTTTTTAAGCCGTTTTGGTAGCACTGAACACCGGATTTAATACAAAGTCCACTGGATCCGTGGACGCAGTGTCCCATAACACCTACGTCAATCAACTCCGGATAAGAAGTCATAAATGGATCTACACCGGTATCTTTGCCATCTTCATCGAGAATGCCGCTTCTTGCATAGAAACCAGTCTTCGGATTAAACATGGATACGAAGTGATTTCTGCGGTCAATTTTTGTAATCATTCAGATATACTCCTTTTTACTTTAAGGCTGTTATTCAGCCGAATTTTCAGTGTATTCCAGTGAATTATTTATGTTGGACTGCCTGTCTTTTGCTTTTTGTACTTGCAGCTTATCCGCTAAGTCATAGAATTTGTGTGGGAGAGGGAGAATTGTTATCAGACGGTTATCACGAAACAAATAGACATAGCGGTGATATATCCGCATATTGTTTGCGTTACCGTTTGAAAGATACAGTCCATCCAGATACCGTTTAAGACCCGCTTTGCATTCTGCATGAGTAATACCGAATTCCAATGCTTTTTGAGCATTTTTGTCTGCAATCTTTTTACTTAGCCCAACACGGTCTTTGGTACGTTTGATACTATGGTTTGTCATAATTACATCACTCATCGTATCCATCATTATCTTCCTCGCAAACACATCTGTAATCCGGAAATTGCTTCTTCCATTGAACGAATGCGCCCCCGAAGCGAATCGATTGTTTCTTGGATTTCTGTTACATCCTGAGCGATATAGTATCCCTTTGCATTGGAGCAAATGGGATCGCCATTGTTTCTGGCATGATTGATGAGTTTTCTGACTTCTACCCCTGAGACACCAAGTCCCGCTGCGATAGCAGAGCCACAGATTGGATTATGTCTGCCGTCAGAGTGAGTCATAATATACTTTGTAATGGGATCCATAAGCACCTTCCATGTGCAAAAATATAGCGGCGGAACCGAAATCCCGCCGCACAAAATGTTTAGATATTCTTCAGAACCTCACCAATGGGAGCATAACGATCAGTGTTCAGAGTTTCCAGCAGACATTCATAAGGATCAGTTTTTCCACTCATAACAAGTTTTACGATGTTTGTGCTGAATCCGCTGACAAGAGCAACGCCCATATCATTTTCAATAACAGGGATTGTTGCTGTACGACTATTTACATTCCAGAATACAAGGCGGGGGAGCTTGTAACCGGCATTTTCATAACGCTGAGAAATAATCTCGAACAGACGAGCGTTGGGACGATTACGATTCCATCTGTCAGAGGATCTGCCGCAAGTAGCACAGCTATCAAATTCCATGTCGGAGATGATAAGGATATTCTGAGGAATATCTTCCTGTGCCATGTTGTTATGGACGGCTGTATCCAAAATCAGATCGAATACCGCTTCGATATTGGTGTTTGCAACTTCATTGTGTGCGAGAGCAATCTGAAGTTTGTCACGAAGGTTCTTGCCTCTGCTCAGATCTACCAATTTCGGAGATTCCGAGAAGGTAATGTAGTTGTTTTTGAACTGACCAGAAGATCTTTCGGCGAAATAGATTGCAAGTGCGTTGGCTACACTCAATGCGCTAACGCTGGATCCGCCAACGGTACTTGTCATACTTCCACTTCCATCAGCGACAACGATAGTATTTCCGCAGCCTGCTACAGTATCGGGAAGGGAATCCCACATTGCTTCCAGTGCAGAATCAACGATACCCTTCACATTGTAGCTGTTCGACATATACTTATGTACAATATCGTGCGGATACAGTGTTCCGGCGTTGATTTTTGTTTCACCCTTTTCCAGTCTGGAAAGGTAATTGCGGCGACGTTCTTCATCGTTGCGAAGGAAGGCTGAATTGTAGATCAAGTTTGCACGGGAAGGAACAGTTTCATAAATGATTTCGTTCCAATGCTTTGCGGACATCTTCTTTTCCACCACATTCAGCTTGGTACGCAGTCTGGAAAGAGCTTTGCGATAGTCGCGTTCTGTAACCCCCATATGCTTATAAATAAGCTTTGCATAACGCTTGGTTTCCTTAGAAGAGGCGTTTACAGAAGGAAGCCACTTTGCCAGAAGGGAAATGCTGCCATTCTTTTTAAGATTCTGAATATCCTGTGTAAGCTGAACGGAAACAAGGTCAAGTACGTTTATCTGAAGGTTGGTATCCAGCAGACACCACAGATCATCATAACGTCCATATTCAGGAATCAGGTTCAGAAGGGGGATGATGTATTCCGGATTGTGTTCAGCCATATTGGAAAGGATGATTCTGAACAAACGACGTTCACCAAGACCACCACGGATATCTCTTGCGAAAAACAGCCACTTCATTGCTGTCACCTTGTCTTCAAAGAAAGCCTTAGTGAATCGTTTGGCAATATCGTCCGGGGATGCGGAACGAAGAGATGCAACGGCGAAGTTCAGATCCAACAGTTCTTTACCAGTGGTACGATATCCCATAGCACCATTTTCGGTCATAGAGTAATTGTTATCTGCGAGCATGGTTTTCTTCATGTTTGAAACAAAGTTACTCATTGTTTAATTCCTCCTTGGTTTGTTTAGTTAATTTCTAAAGTGTTTGTTTATCCTCAAGACACACAAAGAACGCGCAGAAGTGTGGAGTCGAACCATCATCACTGTTTTCAGTTGTCCTAAACCAATTAGACGAACCTCTGCTACTATGTAACATTGCTGATCGTGTCTTTAAGGAGGGAAACGGTGGGCAGGAATCGAACCTGCGCTTGCAGCTTGGATTTTTACATTGCTGTCAGTGAACCTTACGGATCACACGAAGGGGAGCCGCCGTCTTCCCGCTTGACTACCACCGTATGTGCGTCAGGGGTGGGACTCGAACCCACGACCTCGGGTTTAACAGACCTTGAATAAATTTGCTGTAAATGTCTCACACAAGACATATTATACGCGCTCTATCCAACTGAGCTACCCTGACATTTGACTCGTGCAACCGGAATCGAACCGATATTTACCAATCGCATCCACAGTGTACTTTTGCAGGTGTTACGCACGAATATTGAATCGGATTCATCGGTTTTTCCGAAATGCTGAAATCTGGCAAGTGAATTTCAAGCACGACCCTTATCCGATATGGGTCAGCAGAAAGGAGTTATATGAAGCGTATTATGTACGCTGAAGCGGAAGGAAGGAATCGAACCTTCGACACGTGAACCCATTTCAAAGAACATTGCTGTTAATGTCAGCATACGCGACACCATATCTTTTTCATTGCTCTGCCGACTGAGCTACTTCCGCATAATGACGGCTGATTGTGGGAACTGTGGAATCGAACCACAAGCATAAGATGTACCAGATCTCAAAGGTAAATTTGCTGTTAGTGTACGCCGTCCGTTACACTTTATAACGCTGCCTCCCAGACGTTCCCAGAATAAATGCCGGAGAAGGGACTTGAACCCATACGCGCTACGCGCATCAGGGCTTAAACCTGATGTGTCTGCCAATTACACCACACCGGCATATCAAGCAAGGTATGGGCTATTCTCCCATACAATAGATGGTCTATTTTGTATCTTACGACAAACAGGCAGGAGGGAGGTTGAAAAGAGAAGGGAGGTTCAGTTATTGTTTGTCGTTTGATAGGCTTTCTCTTTGCCTACTTGCTTTTAAGTTTCCAAAGGAATACTTGACGGAGCAGACAGGACTCGAACCTGCACATCCTTACGAATTACTGACGGTTTAGCAAACCGCTGCCTTACCAATTAGGCTTACTGCTCCACATGAGAAGCAAAGCTTCTCTGTAAAACGCTTTCGATAATCAGTCGATGAATGGCGATTAGTGATATTGCTGTAAGCGTCTTTATTTTTTGTCACGGCACATATACATTCATAACCCCAAATTATGCGTATCAAATTGCTGTAAGTGCCGTTGTGTTGTTCAGAGTTTTAAGCTTTAACCTTCCACAGTCTTAAAGAACACATCTGTACGGCGGTTCTTTTCACTGTCTTGTGCGGAAGGGTCTACGATCATTTTTGTATTGCCGTTACCAACAACGATAATACGATTTACATCAATGCCATTCGCCACGAAGAAATTCTTTACGGTCTTGGCACGTTCTTCGGAGAGCTTACGTCCGGCATCAGTATCATCATAAGAATTGATGTTACCTTCGATCTGAATTACAGTGCCGTCCAGAGTTTTTGCGATTTCCACGAATTCACTGAGAGTTGCATTTGCTTCTGCATTGTCAAGGAACTTTGCGGTATTGATGACAAAGTTTACGGTTGCAGACTTGGAAAGCAGTGCCTGTGCATTCTTAATGGATTCCTTCTGTTCTTCTGTGATCTCAAAGGCTTCCTTCTCTGTGATAGAAGAATAATTATCGGAAAGCGTCTTGATATAGGAAGTATCGAACAGGGTTGCTCCAAGGGTTCTGTCTACAGTTTCACCGATGCTTTCCCAGATGGTACACATATCAGCATAAACAGTGGGGCAGTCATTTTCCAGAGCGGAGAGATTTTCTGAATATCCCATCAGACCGGCATCGCCGCACATGGAGAGGATTTCTTCATCAGAAGAGTCAGCGAACATGGGCATAACCTTACGGATGTATTCAAACTCAGTGGTGTACATATCTTCGGCTTGGAAGATACCATCAATAAACTTGGACACTACATCCGGATGTGCCGATGCGAAATCGGAACGGAAGAGGATACCGTCCATGATGAGTTTGTTGGAAGCGGTAGTGTCAAACAAAATGTGAGAATTGGTACTGTTTTCGGCGTTGGAAAGATACGGCTGCCATGTTGCTGCAACATCAAGGCTTCCGGCAAAGAACGCCTGACCAGTTTGTTCTGCGTCTTCCAGCAGAATAAGGTTGTCGATGATCTTCTGCTTATCTGCGTCGGGGAGGTCTGATTTATTGACAAACCAGATAACAAGAGACTGGGCTTCACTGAATTTGGGAACACCAATCTTGGCATCTACGAGACT